GTCTCATGGTTTTCATTGGAACATTGAAGGTTCAAATTTTCCACAGTATCATAAATTTTTAAAGAAGTTTTACAATCAGGTTTGGGAACAGACCGATGATATAGCCGAACATATTCGTAGCTTGGGAGCTTATGCTCCAGGTTCAATGTCTCGCTTTTTAGAACTTGCTGATATTGAGGATACCTTAACCGTTCCGGCAGCATTAGAAATGATATCTGAATTAAAAGCAGATAATGACCGATATATTATACATTTAAGAGCAGGCATCGTGGCAGCCGACCAAGCTGGCGAACCAGCAGTAGCAAACTTTTTACAAGACCTATTGGGTGCTCACCAGAAAAATGCTTGGATGCTTAGTAGTATAATTAAATAATTATAAAATATTATGGATATTATTGATGGATATTTGGGGAATCATCGCCTTAAAAAAATAGGTGTTGACCTTTCTTATACTCAAGAACAAGTATCTGAAATTGTTAAGTGTACCGAAGACCCGATATATTTTATTAAAACATATGTAAAGATTGTGAATGTAGACCACGGTTTGGTTCCATTTGATATGTGGCCATTTCAAGAAGATATGGTCAAATCTTTCCATGAAAATCGTTTTAGTATTGCAAAAATGCCACGCCAAGTTGGTAAAACAACATCAGCTGTTGGTTACATGTTATGGTGTGTTTTATTTAATTCAGATTATACCGTAGGTATTTTAGCTAACAAAGGTTCACTTGCTCGAGAAATTTTAGATAGGTTAACAAAGGCCTATGAGTATTTACCAATTTGGCTTCAACAAGGTATCGTTGTTTGGAATAAAGGTAATATAGAATTAGAAAATGGTTCAAAGATATTTGCCTATGCTACATCAGCTGATGGTGTCCGAGGCGGTTCTTATAATTTAATATTCCTTGATGAGTTTGCTTTTGTGCCACACAATATGGCACAAGACTTCTTTCAATCAACTTATCCTGTGATATCTTCTGGTCAAACAACCAAAGTTATTATTGTATCAACACCAAATGGTCTTAATCTGTTCTATAAGATGTGGACTGATGCAATTGAAGGACGCTCAACTTATAAAACTGTTGAAGTCCATTGGTCAATGGTACCAGGTCGAGACCAGGCTTGGAAAGAAGAAACAATACGGAATACTTCTGAAGAGCAGTTCCGACAGGAATTTGAAACAGAATTTATTGGGTCATCCGCTACATTGATATCGGGTGCCAAATTAAGAAGTTTGGCCTTTCATAATCCAATATCTTCGATTGAAGGTTTTGATATATATGAAGAGCCTATACCAGGGCATCTTTATATAGCAACAATTGATTGTGCCGAAGGTGTTGCACTTGATTATTCAACGATTAATGTGGTTGATGCCACACAAACGCCCTATAAACAAGTTGCTAAATATAGGAATAATAAATTACCTTTATTGTTTTTTCCAACAATTATTTATTCTATTGGAAAGAAATACAATGAAGCCTATGCTTTGATTGAGACTAATAATATTGGTCAACAGGTGGTCGATATACTACATTATGATTTAGAATACGAAAACATCTATAAGTTAGAGCATCATCATATTAAAGGGCAGAGTATCTCAGCTGGATTCAAAAGAGCTACTTCTTTTGGTATTAAAACAACCAAGACTGTTAAGAAAATTGGATGTGCTAACTTAAAAACACTTATCGAAAATGATAAGTTAATCATTAATGACTTTGACACAATAGCTGAAATGAATACCTTCTCAAGGGTTCGTGATAGTTATGCAGCTGAAGAAGGTAATAATGACGATTTGGTTATGGGATTAGTTCTATTTTCATGGTTGACGGCACAAGCTTTCTTTAAGGATTCTACTTCCATCGATGTTCGTAAGTTGATGTTAGCAGAACAAAACATGTTAGGTGAAGAAGATTTGGTACCGGTTGGTATAATTGATGATGGAAGACGAGAAGAAATATCAATAGACCGAGAAAATAATGATATTTGGACTGAAAAGGGATATACTTCTTCCTCAAATTTCTAAATAACTAAATAGACTATAAAAGAATTCAACAACAATATATTATTCGTAAAGCTATTATTTAAAGGAGAAATCCAATGGCATTTCAGCTCTCACCTGGGGTAAATGTATCAGAAATCGATTTGACTACAATTGTCCCTTCCGTTCCAACTTCAATTGGAGCATTTGCAGGGCCGTTTGCATGGGGTCCAGTTGGCGTAATAACTACCATATCTGATGAAGTTCGTCTTGCTGCTACATTTGGCAATCCAGACTCAACAGTATATGAATATTGGTTCTCAGCAGCAAACTTTCTTGCATATTCAAATAACTTAAAAATTGTTCGTGCGGCTAATATCGCAACAACAAGAAACGCTGTAGCTAATACAGTAGCTGCAGCTGCAGTATTAATTTCAAATGATGATGACTGGTTGAGTAACTACTCAGGCGGTGGTGTTACACGAGGTGAATTTGCAGCTCGTTATGCAGGTGCTTTAGGTAATTCACTTAAAGTTTCAATGGCAGATGCTAACACATATTCTACATGGACATACGCTTCACAATTTTCAACAACACCTAACACTTCAACTTATGTTGCAAATCAAGGTGGCGCTAATGACGAAATTCATATTATCGTTGTTGACGAAGATGGTAAATTTACAGGTACACAAGGTACAGTATTAGAGAAATATGGATATGTTTCTAAAGCATCTGATGCTAAAGACGATTCAGGCAATACAAACTTCTATAAGAATGTTCTTGCAAATAAATCAAAATATGTTCATTGGTTATCACACCCAACAGGAAATACAGCAGCTTCATATGCTAATGCTTCTTCTACTTGGGGGTCTGCAGCTTCTAATATATCATTTACAAAACTTGCAGCTAATGTAACATTATCTCTTGCGAGTGGTGCCGATGGTACAATTTCAACTGCCAATGTGGTTACTTCTTACGATTTATTTGATCCTGCTGAATCAGTAGATATCAATTTAGTTATTTCTGGTCCAGCTGATGCTACTATTGCAACAAGTCTCATCTCAATGGCAGAAACTCGTAAAGATTGCCTAATATTCTTATCACCAAGTAAAGCAAATTGTGTTGATAATGCTAATGATGAAGTTACAGATATTAAAACTTATCGTGATACTCTTACAAGCACATCATATGCTGTGTTAGATTCTAATTGGAAATATCAATACGACAAATACAATGATGTATATCGCTGGGTACCATTAAATGGTGACATCGCTGGTCTATGTGCTCGCACAGACCTCGAAAGAGATCCATGGTTCTCTCCAGGTGGTTTAAATCGTGGTATAATCAAAAACGCAATTAAACTTGCATGGAATCCAACAAAAACAAATCGTGATGATTTGTATGTCAAGGGTATTAATCCTGTTGTTTCATTCCAAGGCGAAGGCATTGTATTATTTGGTGACAAAACGCTTTTAAGTAAACCAAGTGCATTTGACCGAATCAATGTTCGTAGGTTATTCATTGTTCTTGAGAAGGCTATTGCTCGTGCAGCTCGCTTCTCATTATTTGAATTCAACGACCAATTCACTCGTGCTTCATTTGTAAATCTTGTAGAGCCGTTTTTAAGAGATGTTCAAGGCCGCCGTGGTATTTACGACTTCCGTGTAGTTTGCGATGAGTCAAATAATACAGGAGAAGTTATAGATAGAAATGAATTTGTTGGTGATATATACATTAAGCCGGCTCGTTCAATTAACTTTATTCAACTTAACTTTGTTGCCGTTCGTACCGGTGTTTCATTTGACGAAGTTGTTGGTAAGTTCTAATAAATAGAAAAACAGGAGATAAAAAAACATGGCTTTTTCCGTAAATGATTTCCGTTCCCAATTAGTTGGTGACGGCGCTCGTCCAAATCTGTTCGAGGTGGCTATGCCCTTTCCTGCGTTTTCTTTACCAGCAAACGCACAAACAAAATTAACCTTTATGTGTAAAACAGCACAACTTCCCGGCTCAACAGTCGGTGTTGTGCCTGTTCAATATTTTGGTCGTGAATTGAAGTTTGCAGGAAATAGAACATTCGCAGATTGGACAATAACAATCGTCAATGATGAAGACTTTATTATCCGTAACGCCTTTGAAAGATGGTTGAACGGTATTAATAGTCACAACCTTAATGTGCGTAATCCAGTAGCTTTGGCTCCTGCAGGTTACACAGTTGATGGTCAAGTAACACAGTTTGGCAAACAAGGTAATACACTCAAAAAATATAACTTTGTTGGTTTATTTCCAACAGATTTAGCTCCAATTGATGTTGATTGGGGTGCTAATGATACAATTGAGGATTTTACTGTAACACTATCATATCAATGGTGGGAAGCAGTAGAATACGGTGTAGTGTAGTGAGAAGGACTTCGGTCCTTTTCTATTTTTTATAGGATGATATAATATGGCAGTAAAACTTTTTGGGTTTACACTAGGTCGTAAGGATGTTGTTCAACCACAACTTCCTGAGCAACCTTCTTTCGCACTTCCTACAGAGACGATGGATGATGGTGCAGTTACCATTACATCTAATGCTCATTATGGAACTTATGTTGATTTAGAAGGCTCTGTTCGAAATGAAATTGAATTGGTCACTCGCTATCGTGAGATGTCTAATCATCCAGAGTTAGAAATGGCCATTGATGATATTGTCAATGAAGCTATTTCTCATAATGAAACTGGTAAGATTGTCACTATTGTTTTAGATAAACTTAAACAACCAGAGTCCATTAAAAAGAAAATCATTGAAGAATTTGATTCTATCCAAAGAATGCTTAATTTTAGCAGTTTGGCCGATGACCTATTTAAGCGATGGTATATTGATGGTCGTTTAAATTACCATGTTGTCGTTAATGAAAAGAATCCAAAAGAAGGGATTCAAGAATTAAGATATATT